AACCATCTTACCAGACGCAGCGTCTTCCAATGTCAAACTCAATTACTATCCTCGATTGAAGCCAGATACACCGTCTACAATTGAAACAGTTCGTGCAAGTCTAGAAGGATCCCAACGTCTTCTCAAGACACTGTTGGAATTAGATACTCCTAAACATCAGACTGTCTCAATCGTTCGAGCCAAATGGTATATTCCTCTTGTGTCCACTCGATTTACCTCTCCACGTTCTCGGTTCGAACAGATCTTTTATGGACTCACGGTGTCTCCAGAAACTCCGTATATAGGCTACTTCACAGCGAAGACCGATACGACACGGCACAAATTTTACGTTGAGAATCCGAAAGACAAGAAGCCATTCGTAGACGTTCCAATGTGGAAAGGATGGACTTCAAACACTCAACCTCAACGCAAATTACCTACACTTCTCTTTTATCGTGGAACCTCTCGCACATCGTTTGATCGTATTGCTGTGACAGATCGTGATATTACTGTGGACGTACGACGAGAGCGTGGAAATACAGAGACGATTGAAGAACTCAAACTCAAACTCTTTGAATGGATCAAAACATTGGACGGTTTGACACCTTTCCTTACCATGAGCGACCTTGAGACATCTCGGTGGGATTTGTCCGATCTCTCAGTCTTGGCAACCTATGCAAAGGACATTCGTGAATTTGATATGCACCGATTTCCATGTTTGCAATCCATCTTTGGATTTCAAAACGATGTGTTCCGTCTTTTGCGTGCTGAACATACGAGTGATGACATTTCCCCTCAAGAACTACAAGCTCTACAAGTGTTGAACCAAGAGGATGCAGTTCAGACTCCAGAGTATTTAGCTGAACAACTCAATCTTTCCATTGAAGAAGCTCGTGATCTCTTATCTGCAGTGATTGCGCGAGCTGAAGAAGTCAATCTTGAGAAATCCCTTCGTGCCTATCCAGTTCTCAAATTTTCAAATAAGGAAGTGATCATCAAGTTCGTGACCAATTTAGATCGCACCCTTCACTATGCAAATTTATTGAGACACATCTTGACATCCGATGCAGAATCGGTGGATCAAGTTTGTCCTCGTCGAATGGAAAAGGTCATCCCTAAAATTGCAGTGCCTCAGCAAGAGATCCAAATGGAGTCTGAATTTACAGTGGATGAAGATTTCAATGCATTGCTTGGGTTTGATGTAGAACAACCTGCTGAAGAACCAACTCAATCGGTAGCAGCTCCTAAAGAGAAGAAAGTGAAAGTTGCAGCCAAGACGATGGGAACGTATAACTATTTCAATCGGCGTCTTCAACAGTTTGATCCTGCAACGTTTGACAAATCCGTCTATCCAGGCAAATGTGATAAACCAAAGCAAGTTGTTGTGTTGACCGCAGACGATCAAGCTCGAATTGGACCTGAGTATAACTTTTCAACGGTGCCTGAAGAAGAAATGACAGAGCTCAAGGATCCAGACGGTAAAGCCATCTGTCCTCCCTATTGGTGTATGCGCGATGAAATCCCTTTGCGTGAGGATCAATTAAAGTTAGGAGACGATGGAGTCCTGCATTGTCCACTTTGTGATGGAAAGGTTCGTACATCCGATACATTGGACACTGTTGAATTTTCAATCATCAAGCGAGATGGAACTGCAAAGTATCCAGACGATCTTCGAACTTCGTCTACAATCAACGGAAAAAAGATGCCTTGTTGCTTTCAAACGCCTCGAGGACCCAAGGTTCCAGGATCCAATGATGAACCGACCTACGTCTTAGATGCAACAACTGTGAACTTACCTGCAATGCGATTTGCCTACCTACCTCCAATCATGGCTCAACAACTTTCACTACAAACAACGTATGCAACGACTGTCAAGAAAGGACGATTATCTTCAGGTGAATCGGATCTGTTCCGTGTAGGTCTCGGTCGACCCTCCAAGACACTTCCACAATTGTTGAACGATCCAACTCCAATTCTTCGTCCATCCGAGGCTCGAGACAATCTGATGCGCTGTTCTTTCTTCCGAACGTGGAAGCAACGAGGACGCGGTGAGACGTATCTAGATCAACTTGTATCTTCAATCGATTATGCATATCAACATGGAGAATTAGGGTTTCTTGAAGAATTGGAATATGTAACCTCTTTCTTGAAATGTGAGGTCATTCGTATCAATATGGAAACTTCACGAGTCGAATGTGGGTTTTGGTCGGATGCAGTGGGTGCATCGAGTCGCACAGTTCTACTGATAGGGAATGGACTCTTGGCTCAGGTAGAACGTGTCCGAGACAAGAAAGGTTTCAAGAGTGAATTTACAACGGACTTGCGAAAACCGATATTCAAAACCGTTCTACCGATCGTTCGAGATCTTCATAAGCAAGCCTGTGCGATAGAACTTCCAACGTTCAATGATGCCATTCAAGAGTTATTGTCCAAAGGCAAAACGTCCTATGAAGTCATCTTAGATCCGTTCAAGCGAATTCAAGCTGTCTTGGTTCCAAAGGAAATCGTCCTTCCCATTCAACCTTCGTCTGTGCCTCCAGATCAAGGTATTCCAGTGCGTGAAGGATTTCATAGTGTTTCAGACCAAGACTTACCGTTAGGATCCACAGCTCGTGCGTTTCTTTCCACTACAAAACATGCAAAGTTTAAGGTTCAATCCGAACTTCACGATGTGACTGGACGAATTGTAGAGTTGGAACTCACATCTGGATTACGTGTTCCGATCCAGCCAGAGGAAAGTGAAGATCGAGACGAACCCAAGGAAGTGCTTGAAACAATGCGCCGAATTCCAGAAAGTCAATTGATTGAAGGAATGCCGAATGCAGCCGATCTTCGGTTAGCTCAAGAGATTTCGTATTCAACTGAAGTCTATGAGTTCTTGATGTATTCGTTGTCCAAAGACATTGAACTGGAAGAGTATGGAACGCTTAAAGATGCAATCGTGCAAAAACGTGCAACTCTCTATAAGGAATTGAAGAAATGGTTCAATGCCGAAGCCTATGAAGACACAACCAAAGCTCCAATTGAGTTTTTGAATAAAGTGCGAACACCCTGCGGTCAGTTTACTGACAAGAACAAGTGTTCTAAATCTTCCTTGTGCGGTTGGCATAGAAACACGTGTAAAATCCGTGTCAAACCTATTGTTGAAAAAGAAGCAGTCCTCAGACGAATTGCAACGACACTCCGCGATAACGACAAACAGCGTGCGCTGGTTCTCGATGGCCGGTTGTCTCCATTTTTTAGTACGATTTTATATTTGGAGATGCCTCATGAATTGATCACAACAGTGGTTTAAACCTTCTTGAAGTGAACCTTGAGGAAGCGTTGGAGGTTAAGGTAGGTAACCTCTGTCTTGTCATCCACTCGGAGCAACTTGGCGAGTGCTGCGTTGGGTAAGATGCGTCGCTTGAATGTTGGGTCAAAGCAGCTGTGGCTCTTGACGTAGTCAGAGATGAACTTGGTCACCTCAGTCTGAGATCGCTTCTCACCTGCCTTGAGACCCATGAAGGAGCACAACTCATCGGTAAGGGGCTTCTGTTTGAGGAAGGCATTGTTGGCACGTCGAGCCTCCCAAGCTGCTCGTTGCTCTGGGTTGAGAGTGGCTGGGTCAACCTTGCGCTTCTTCTTGGAGTCTCGTGCTTCCTTCTTGGCCTGCTTGGCTGCCTCCTGTGTTGCCTTGACTGCATCACGGACACGGCTTGTGAACTCTGTGGAGAGAGCCTTGAGCTGATCGGCGAGGGTAGTGAGGAGTGCATCGGAGCTTTGTGCAGGGGCTGCTGCCCCGGCATCACCTGGGGCTGAAACAGTGAGGATAGGAACAACGATCTCCGCCTTGGAGACAGAAACCTTCTCCTTCTTGGCCGCCTTAGGGGCCTTGGCAGCAGGTGCGGCTGCAGCGACTGGGGCCGCGGGTGCAATGGGGGCATCGGTCTTCTTTTGGGTCTTCTTGTCTCCAGCCATCTTGTTTGTCTTAGTAATAGAAGCAGAAGAGGACATTTTTAACGCGTTTGTTATGATTATTACCCTCCGCGGTTATGTAAATCGTTTAGCATCGATACAATGCGGATAAAATTAAAAAAACGATTGTGTATGGATTCTTGTAAAGTCCCATCAACGACTGGAGTGTAGAACAGGAATAGAGGACATACGTCGAGCCTGGCAACGCTAGAACCCTAGCATCGTGCATATGATGGCAGAGATCCAACGCGAGGGGTCGTATCGGATCTTCTGCAGAAAGTGTGAACTGTAGATCGCGATTCAATACCATGAAAATTGAAATATATTCAGAGCGTTGATACTGCATCAATTCGGATGGATGTACGTCCAGAAACCCATTCATATGAAAGAGATGACAGAGTTGATTCAACTGTTTGTCAATGGGAGGTATTGACGGAAGCGCTTCACGATGTCGTTGTTTGAAGTAATAGAGTTCATACACTCGTCTCATTGTATCGGAGTCGATCGCAACGTTCGTGTAAGGATTGATTGGATCAGAAGACTGTGAACACCATTTCCAGAGTGAACTGAATGAGAACCACCACACTTTTCCTTGTTCTTCAAATGAAATGAAGTCCAAGGGATGTTGACGATCTTTTGAAGTCATTGTAATCAATTCCTCATCGTTCATCAAGTGTTTTCGAGATAACACTCCAGGTCCGGCTAACCGTAGACGCAATCGTGCAATCCATCCACGGACACACGCTTGAGCTCGAATGACTTTGGATTCGTGGACTCGCAAGGTTTCAATCCATAAGAGTGGAGTCCGTGCTCGAGCATGACGAGTACAAAAAGGAAGTCCCTGCAAAGCTTTCGAGGTACATCGTTCAAAACTAAGATTTTTGACGGCCATACATGTTTGCATTGTGTTCTTTGTCAGTATCTCTTGAAAACTGGAAATTTGCGGTCAAAACGGATTCTTGGTTCTCTTGGATTAGACTTGTACAACACAGCATATACAATGGCCACTAACGCAATCATCTCTTCTTCTAACCTCGACGTCAGCAAGATTTCATTTGGAGACATCCGTGCAAACAAAGCCGGAGGCAAGTCCGTTCCAATCAAGTACAATGGTCAATCTCTTCAGATCCGCCTTGAGAAAGCAACCTATCCAATGGGCGTCAATGTCCGTGTCTCTGAGAACGGAACCAACTACACACTCAGTCTTACACTCAAAGGATGCGATCCATTCGCAAAGGAACGTGCTACAGTAGAAAGCGGAACCGTTGGAACACTCTACAACTTCCTACAAGACCTTCAGAGCAAACTACTGGACACAGCCGAAACAAACAGCGTCAAATGGTTCGGTAAGAGCCGATCTCGTTCAGTTCTTGAAGACACGATGAAGCAATTCATCAGTCCAAGCGTAGAGAAGGTTAATGGCGAGTGGGTTCCCACTGGCAAGTATCCTCCAAGTCTCAAGATGAAAGTTCCAGTCTACGATGGACGAGTTGCAATGGATGTCACAGACAGTCAAGGCAAGCCTGTCGCAGTTGACATTGACAACATTACCAACGTGTTTCCTAAGCGAGTGGAAGCAAGTATCGTAGTCAGTCCTGGAGTCTACGTCTCAGGACAAGGCTGGGGTGTCACATGGCGTGTCAGCTACGCTCGTGTTGCACCTCCTCAACGAACAACTGCCGCTCAAGTCTTCGCAGATGAGATCGAACAAGAGGTTAGATCTGAGACCGTGAAGGCTGGAGAGGAAGAGGAAGAGTTTCAAGCCCAAGAGGAAGAGGTTCCGTATGTAGAGACACCGTCTGCACCACCTCCACCTGTGGTTGCGGCTCCTGCACCTGCAAAGAACCGCCGTCGTGTAGCTGGGGCTGTACTATAAGCCACACACGTGAAGACCTAGGTGGAACGTAGACGACTAAATCCTCGTCTATAAAGAATACTTTTTTCAAGTCTGGGAAGTCAAGACGTTCTGCAGTCATCGTGCATCCTTCTTTTGGTTGAAATGATTTGAGTCCACAGGTTTGACATGTATAGACCGTGGGTATATCCAAAAGTGTATCGAGTGTCACTACACGAACATCTCCATACAAACATTGTTCCAACACACGTTCGGGTGTAGTCCATTCTTCATTAATAAATCGATCAAAGACTGGTCGTGGAAAGTAAGACCAAATATCCTGCGTAGACTCCCAACCATCTTCTTGAAGCAGAGTTCCAAAGTCGTTATCCTTGAACCAAAGGATATTAAAGATTGCATGGTCTTTGAGTGAATGCTCTACGCATCCAACTCGTTCTAAGCTATCGTCATACAACCAATGTACGTTTGCGTGAGTGTATCGTGGATCACGTGTTCCTCGATAGACTTCGCGTCCATCCATATCCCAGCTGTCTGCAATGACATCCAAATCGTTCTCTGTAATTCCAGTTCCTATGTCTGTGTATAGAAATCCAAGGTGGGTTCTTGAAAGCATTACTCACTCTCAAGTTTATGCGAATGATACTGAAACGCGAACATCGTGTCGACAGATGGTCTTGGTCGCTGAACGCGAAAGTTCATGTCGTTTAGTCTGTCCCTCTGTCTTGGTAAGAACCGTTGAACAATCGTCCATATCTTTTTGAATTTCTGCAAAATGTGCGTCAATGTATGCGAGCACATCGTCTTGAATGGCCCATTCGAAAAAGCTGAGTTGACCGACTGTTGTCTTCATCTCCATGAACTGAATACGCTTCCAACGACAGAAGGGATCAAACATCTTTTTGCTATACGCTTTCAAGTGTGACTTGTAGGCCAGATACACAATGACATGTCGTCCAGTGGTAGTTGTATAGGAAACATTGTGCTTCTTCGCGTAATTGGTCACAAACCAGTCGATCAGTCTCAAACTGACTTGTGATTCACCTGCGATAATTGCACGAACTCGTTCGAGGACCGTAGGATTACTATAAAACATTGATAAGCGATGTAACACAAGTTGCTCTTTGCTTTGAATCTCCATAGTAGAACTGCGTTGGTTCATTGAAAATGGGTTAGACAAGAATATAACAAAGCTTCATGAGTGCAGTCTTTAGTTCACACTTGGGCGTTGAAATCTCTGATATCCAACCCTTCACTCAAGAACTTGGTGAAACTATCGAGGCTATGAAACTCAAACTCGTGAACGAGACGAAGCTATTGGAAGGGATGGAAGTTCCGCAGTATGGCAAAGGAGAGTGGTCTATGATTGAAAACGGACTTTCGGAGACGACGCAGAAGAGTGATCAATGGAAGAGCGCCTCCGAGAATGGCTGCTCGACAACCGACCCTATACACATCTTAATCACAGACTCAAACATTTTATCCTCTTTTGCAAGACCCTTGAACCGAGACTCTCCTACACTGTACTCAAACGATACATATTCACCCTCGTCGACCGAATCATGCTCGGCGAAGTCGGACGACTGTGGCAAAGAGACCGATACTATGAACGAGTGTTGCGAATGTATGGTTCCAACGATCAACGCACAGATGGATGGCACGCCAAACGAGGTGAGATGATTACAGCTTCTGAAGTCTATGGTGTCTTTGGTTCAGAGTCTGCACGTCGTGAAGTCATGATGCGTAAGTTAGAACCACGTCCTCCAGGAGATGGACCTGGTATTCCTGCATTGTTGTGGGGAACTCGATTTGAGCCCATCGCAAAGCGTATTTACGAAGAACGAACAAAGTGTACGATTACCGATGTATCCTGTGTTCAACATCCAGTGCATACATTTCTAGGAGCCTCTCCGGATGGATTGATTGTTCCGAACGATGCAACGGATATGAAACGCTACGGTCGTTTGGTTGAATTCAAGTGTCCGATTAGTCGTGCAATGAAAGCTGAAATCCCTCCAGGGTATATACACCAAATGCAGATGCAAATGGAGTGTACAGGGATTGATGAATGTGAGTATGTGGAGTTCAGATTTAAGCAAGTGAATTACTCCGAATGGACGAAGACATCGGACGTGAAAGGAGCCTTTACAGTCTATGAAGACGGTAAGGTACTCTACGATCAAGAAGTCTATGAAGATACGACTCAAGTGGTCTATTGGATTCTAGGTTCGATTAAGGAAGACTTTGTGCCTAAGGATCCAGAATGGCTGACTAAGCATTTGGAAGGGCTACGACAGTTCTGGAATGAAGTGTTGGACCATCGCAAATATGGAACTCTTCCACCGAAACCGGAAGAGAAGAAGATCGCTAGTTTGGATTTGTGATTTAAAAGTCAATCTATTTTAACTAAACAATGTTACCCACTCTCGGAGTTGTGATTCCGTGTCATAAGCCTTACATTGTGTATCTACGCGAATGCTTGGATTCAATAGAAAGTCAAACGGTTAAACCTTCAAAAGTCGTGGTTGTCTGTAGCTCCTCCATTCCATCGGATATTCCTCCTGAGTTTTCAAACTATTCTTTTCCATTACAGATTTTTACACGTAACGATATTCAAAATCAAGCTCAGAATCGAAACGCAGGTGCATTGTATATTGGAACTGACTTGATCTCATTTTTTGATGCAGACGACCGAATGCACCCGCAACGAATCGAAACCATCCTTAAGAATGCAGATACTGCAGATATTATTCTACACTCGTTTACAACTAATTTCTACGAGTTGACTCCAATCGCCTGTCCAACTCTATATAGAAACCAACTTGAATTGGCTCCATCGCTATGTGTACATCTTATACCTGACTGGAGGAAACCCATACACAATGCACACGTCACTATACGTAAGGAAGTTCTTAACAAAGTGTTATTTCGTGAAGATCCAATCGTTCATCGACGAGAGGATGCGTTGTTTTGCGGAGATGTTATGAAGATAGAAGGAATTCAGAGTCTCTACATTTCCAATCCCCTTTCCTGGTATCGCCTGATTCATTGAGACTGTAAAAATACTTACAGAGACTATACGTATTTACAAATATGATCACATTTGTATCTTCGTTTATTGATCTGAAAGAGTCACGACCTGTCGACAAATCGATTGACCGTTATTTTGAGCTATTCAATCAACTCCAATCGACTGGAATTCGGTTTCATCTCTTCTTAAGCCCAAACTACCGAGGAAGGGTTAATCTGAGGAATGGTATCATTGAATATGTGTCATTGGAAGATCTAGATACGTATAAGACTGCTCCACCTGGACTTCCGCCTTACCGAAATCTATCACACGACACTCGCAACTTCTTGATTCTTATGAACTCTAAAGCAGAACTTGTCAAACGAGCGATGGATTCAGAAATGCACCCTTCAACCCATTTTGCATGGATTGATTTTGGAATCGCTTATACATTTAGAACACTTGCGTCTTCTTTGACACAGATTCAACAACTTGCAAATACAACGTTACCTACTCCTTGTATGATAGTCCCTGGATGCTGGGAGAAACAACTTACAACCCTTTCACAAGTGAATTGGAGGTTCTGTGGAGGATTCTTTGTAGGAGATCGAGGATCGCTTGAAGAATTCTATAAGCTACAGTCTCAAGAGTTCCCGAAACTTCCTCATCTATCCTGGGAAGTGAATGTATGGGCGTATCTAGAGAGTCTAGGATGGAATCCTACATGGTATAAAGCAGATCACGATGATTCGATGATTTGGACTCCGTATACAAGTGGAATCGTTCGAGTTCCTTCAAAGGTCCCACTCTATTGGGCCGGTGGATACAGTTCATTCTACCCTGCAAGCGCAATTGAACAATTCGTAGTTCAATCCATACAATCTCATTCACCTTCGGTTTCGGTTGTATTCTCTCAATCGGATGGATTGATTGGAGAGGAAGCCTATTCTCAATTGTCCGATATTCATCATGCAACTACACCTGCAGAGAAAGAGTTTGAAAAGTTAGAGTCCAGTGCTCGTTTCGGTACAACTCCAATTGTGGCGATGTTGTGCACTCGCCAGTTTAATCGTCCTAATCTATTATTATTACCTTTGGACGACGATACGTTCAACCGTGGACTTACAGCTGTGCTACAGCCATTTCATTTCCCCAAATGGGAGGATCGTAAACCGATTGCATTCTGGCGTGGTGGATCGAGTGGATGTGATCGTCCAACACTTCGCATGCGAGTTGTAGACAAAGTACAGGACGTTCCGTATGCAGATGTCAAATTTACTCCAGGCGGCTGGCCTGAGAACGATGCATTGATTCCTAAATCGCAGTTTGTGAATGAACGTTCGGACCTTGCCAAACATTTCGAATACAAGTATATTTTCATCTT